TTAGTAGATTTAAAATTTCAACCAGGCATTGACAAGCAGGACAGCGCTTACTCAGCAGGAGACCAACGTAAATATGTTGATTCAGATTTTGTCAGATTTCACTACGGTAAACCTGAAAGATGGGGTGGATGGTCTTACTTACCTAATCCAAACAAAACTGTTGTGGGCGTGGTCCGTGATACACATAGTTGGGTTGGTTTAGATGGAATAAGGTATCTTGCTTTAGGCACAGATAGAAAATTATATATTTACACTGAGGGCGCTGTTTATGACATTACACCCATTAGAGAAACACAAGCTTTAACTAATCCTTTTACAACAAATGGTACTACAACAGTAACTGTTACTGACTCAGGACACAACGCTGACGTTGGAGACTTTGTAACTTTTGATTCGTTTTCTACCATAGATGGTTTGGATATGAATCAAGAATTTGAAATTTTAACAGTGCCAACTGCAAATACTTACACTGTTACACATACAAGCACGGCATCTGGTTCTACATCAGGAGGTGGAGGTTCAGGTAACGCTAAATATCAAATATCAACAGGCCCTGCTACGTCAACATATGGATATGGATGGGGAACAGAAACATGGAGTTTAAGCACATGGGGAACTGCTAGATCTTCTTCAGGTGTTGTTTTATCAGCTCGTCAATGGTCTTTAGATAATTTTGGCGAAGATTTAATTGCAACAGCCTTAAATGGTGGCACTTTTATTTGGGATACCTCAAGTGGAACAGGGGCTAGAGCTACAGCTTTATCTAATGCTCCAACAGCTTCTAGATTTAGTTTAGTATCTACGGATACAAGACACTTGCTTATATTTGGAACAGAAACTACTATTGGAGATACTGGAACTCAAGATGATTTGTTATTTAGATTTTCTGATCGAGAAGATGCAACAGACTATACACCAGTATCAACAAATGAAGCTGGTTCTTTACGTATATCTGATGGTTCAAGAATAATGGGAGCTGTTAAATCGTCAGGTCAAATACTTGTTTGGACTGATACTTCTTTGCATGGTATTCAATTTGTTGGAACTCCTTATACTTTTGGTCTTAGGCAACTTGGTGCTAACTGTGGATTGATAGCACAACATGCTGCTATTGAAGTAAATGGTAGAGCATATTGGATGTCAGATGATGCGTTTTACACGTATGATGGTGTTGTTAAAAAAATGCCGTGTTCCGTACAAGATTTTGTTTTTGATGATTTAAGTTATACCAATAAGAATGATGTTGCTGTTGGACTGAATACAGCTTTTAATGAAATCATTTGGTACTACCCTTCAGCAAATGCAACACAAATAGATAGAGGAGTTGCTTATAATTATTTAGAAAATACTTGGTATACAATAAGCCTTGGTAGAACCACGTGGCTCGGTGCGTATGTGTATGAACTACCGATTGCTACAGAATACAATGCTAGTTTAACTGCTAA